ATGGATCCGATGAGTGTTGTAAACCTTTCTGAACAAATCTTTGCCACCCCGCAGTATTGATCATGGGCCGTTCCTACGACATCGATATGAGCCAACCGACGTTACGGGATTTCCCTAGCACGTGGTCGGCCAAAGAAAGAGGCTACTTCGGATCTAACGATACGGCGCGTGCTAATGCAGGTGGCGATTGGACTAAAGGGGCTGCTTTTCTTGGTAGCTTTTTATCCAAGCTTGGTGGTGATGACAAGGACAAGTATCGCAAACAAGGCGAATATGGTGGTCCTCGCTCTTTAGGCGGCGATCGTAATTATTTTGATTCCGGAAGTTTCGGGAAGATCGGTGAAGATATCACCATGTACGTCCCTCCCCAAGCGCCGCAACAAGCACCTGTCTTTATCCCTGGCAGTGGCCCTACTGGTCCTTCTACTGGTCAGCGCTTCGCTCGCGCTGGTGGCGGTGCCTTAAGTGGTGCCGCAGCTGGTGCTGCTCTGGGTCCGATTGGTGCAGTTGGCGGTGCGCTTTTAGGTGGACTTGGTGGATTCTTTGGTTGATTTATTCAACCTAAAATAAAACACATAGAAAAGTAACAAAAAATGGCTGCCGCTTTATTAACTGCTTTGCCTACTGTTGGACGGTTTGCTATGCAGTATCTTCCGGCGATTATGGGCGTCGGTGCTGCTATTCCTGCTCTTCGTCAAGGTAAGCCGGTTGAAGCAGCTCTTCAAGGTGGTCTTGGCTATTTGAGCGGGATGCCTCTGAAGGGTCTTGCTTCTGGCGCCAGCAAAGTTGCGATGAAAGCTGCTCCTACAGTTGCAGGTCGACTGATGCCTAACTTGGTTGATGCACCTGGCTTCTCTCAGGCGGCTCGGCAAGTAGCTCGCGGCGGTGTTGGAGTTCTTTCCGGTGTAGGCGCACTTGCCCTTGGCGGCGCTCAAGGTCGCGCTGGCCTTGGTCAGAGCGGCGTTCCCGGACAAGGTATTACCCAGCAGGCACTTGGTCAGATTGCTACTCCTCGTCCAGGCGAAGTCGATTACAGCGGAGAAGCCCTCCCTCCCGGCATGGGTCAATACGGTCCGACCAGCCCTTACGGTGGTGCTGGTGAAATTCTGTTCGGTGGTGGCTTAGATCAGCGTCTTCAGTATCTCAAGGATGTTGAGGCCGCCCGCGACGCAATGCGTCTTCTTAATCCCGAAATCTCGAAAGCTGCTGAGTTCCGCTCTAAGCAAGAACTCGCACGACAGATGGCTGCTGCTGGTATCCGCCAGAACATTGCCACTCGTGCACAGATGCTGCAGAACGCTCAGCTTGCTGGTCTCGGCATGGGTGCAACCGCAGCTCAACAGGCTGGTGGTGCTTTGACTGCCCAGTACCAATATCAGTGACATGGTAGCAATCTGGACTAAAGACTCGCCATTCCTGCAAACTCCGATTTATCAACCCAAGGATCAACCGGAGTTCAAGCTCCTGCCGTATCCGACCATCGGGACGGACATGAGCAGTGGCAAGAGGGATGTCGATATTGCGACTCCTTTCCCTCAGCCGGGGAACGCAATTTCGCCAATTGATGAAGTTGTAGAAGCGAATATCAGATACCAGCAGGCGATGCAACCGCTGTACTCGCAGCAGATGCAAGAGGCGGCTGATCTAAGTTCGAGACAAACAACTGAACAGCTCGCTGCTCTTTACCCTTTCCTGAGCAAAGCGGGTCAAGAAGCAACTGCTCGTCAGCTTGGCGCCAGTAAGGAATTCCTTGCTTTCAAAGAGCGTCAGCCCAGTGCACAACAAGCACGTATGGCGACAGCTGCTGCAGCAGAATCTGAGCTTGGCCGGACAATCGCCATGCAACAACAAGCTGCCAAAGATTTCGCAGGCAAGTTTGCTGGTCAGTACATCAGTTACTCCTGAAGTTGACTTGGTAGAATAACAAAAGCGAGCAATTAATTATGGGCGGATCACCACCACCTCCTCCTCCACAAGTCTTTTATTCGCCGCCTCCGCCGCCGCCCCCACCGCCGCCGCCGCCAGCGCCGGTGCCGACTCAGTCGTTCCAGACGCAGGTTGCGCTTAACGAGACCAGTGGCGCTCAGTCACGTCTCAACATGGAGCTTGGCGCTCAGTTGGACCGCACGAACGCTGAGTTCTTTGCAGGTCAAGATATCCGCCGTACTCAAGCTACTGCCGCTGAGCAACGGTTGAGCCTCGCTGCTGCAGCTTCAGAAGAGCGTGCCACCACAGTTACTCGTGGTGAACAAGAGCGCCTCGGCATTGCTGCGACAGGTCAGGAGTACCGTGCAGGTCTTCAGACTGCTGGTGCAGAGGAACGCCTCGGTATTTCTGCTCGTGGTACTGAAGAGCGTAAAGGCCTGGAAACTGCAGGTGCTCAAGAGCGTCTCGGCATCGCAGCAACTGGTACAGAACAGCGGGCTACGCAAGCTCAGCTGCTTGCTGGCCAGGAGCGGCAAATTGGCCTTGCTGGTCAAGAGCAGCGCCTCGGTATTGCTGAAACTGGATCTCAGACTCGTCAGACCCAGGCTCAGTTACTTGCTGGCCAAGAACGTCAGATCGGCTTGGCGGGTCAAGAGACACGAGCTACTGAAGTCACCCGTGGTGAGCAGCAGCGTCTCGGTATCCAAACCTCTGGAAGCCAACAACGTCTCACTGACTTGCAGCAGGAGATGTTTAGGCGCTATAAAGAATCCAGAGATTACGAGCAGGCTCAGCGCCAGTACAGAACATGACGGATTGGATTCAAGGTTTAACAGACAAAGACCGCGAATCCTTTCTTACATTCTGTAAACGCACAAGCTCCCCGATCCAGATGTACCTGTATGCCCGTTTCCTCGGGTTTACAGGTAGCATCGTGGAGTGTGATGAGTGGTCTAAAAAGGAATACAAAAAGAGAGACTTTACTGGACTCCTGGAGTTAGAAATCGACTCCATGTCCCAGGACATCTCTAAGCTGCGTGATGCCATCGATATGGGCATGGTGAAACAAGATATGGGAACGTCCCGTATCGCCATGCTTCAAAAAGAGCTTCGCGGTGCCATCAAGCAGCTAAACGATGAGAAGGTTTTAATGGATAAGCAGGGCCTGATCCTGGCGGGAGCTGATCGTGCTCTGAGAGAGATGCTGACGATCTTCCGTGACGATCCCATCGAAGGTCCGCTTCAGGAAGCCTCTATGGGCGTTTGGACAAAGATTCTGCAGGAAGAGTCGTAAACATCACTGCGCTATGCTTCAGGCATGGCAGGAACTTCTCTTTATAGTGTTTATCGCAGGACTGCACGTGCAGCTGCACAACAACGCGTTGTAAAAAAGACGACTTCCGTAGATGTTGAACGCGCTCGTACAGATTTCGCTTATTTCTGTGATGTTGTCGGTGACAAGCCACCTGCACGTCATCACAAAGAGTGGCACACTTACCTATGCACTGGAGAAGACACTGAGTGTCTGATTGGGATCGGTGGACCCAACATCGACATTCTCGCTCCACGTGGTTCTGCAAAGTCCACAATTCTCGGTCTCTACACGGCTTGGGCTGTTGGTGTCCACGCCCTACACAAGAAACCTCTAAAAATCCTTTATATCTCTTACACGGTTGATGTTGCTCGGCCTAAGAGTGCTGCGATCAAACGAATTATCGAAGAAAGTAAAACATATAAAGAAATCTTCCCGATGGTTAAGATCGCCAAAGGGATCAACTCCAACGAATACTGGAGTATTGATTGGAAGTTTGCTGGCATCAAATCGACTGGTGAAGAAGAGTTCACCGTTTGTTGTGCAGGTCTGAAGGGTGCTGTGACCTCGAAACGTTCGCACCTCTGTATCATCGATGACGCGATCAAGAGCGCGGACGATATCAAGAACCGGGACATCCGGGCTGCCATGGAGGATAACTGGAACTCGGTTATCGTTCCCACCATGTTTGAAGGTGGACGGGCCATCTGTCTTGGTACCCGATTCCGCCACGACGATATTCACAACAGCACCTTCACACCCTCGAACGACTGGGTGCAGATCGTGCAGTCAGCGATCACAGTTGATGAGCAAGGTGACGAGATCTCCTACTGGCCAGAGATGTGGTCCCTTGAGTACTTGCAGGATCGCCGTCGACAAGCCCCCATCGCGTTCAGCTTCCAGTACCAGAACCAGATCGTCCAAACCAGCGAACTTTCGCTGTCCCCAGATCTGATCGTCAAAGGGACCATCGCAACGCAGTTTGATGCCCTTGGCGTGGGTGTTGACCTTTCAGCTGGTATTCGTGAACAGAACGATTACACCGTCTTTGTAATGGGTGGGCGTGTCAAAGACAAGATTCACATTATTGACTGCAAACGGATTCGAATCATGGGAAACCTTGATAAGCTCGAGTCCCTCATGGAGATGATGGAAGAGTGGGGTATTGTCCACCGAGATAACGGCCAATACTTCCCCACCGGCAGTCAGATCGACATCTGGTCTGAAGCGGTTGCTTACCAGGCTTCACTGGAGGCGGACTTCAAACGCATCTGCCTTGGAGACCACGGTCTTTACAACTTGAACTGGCACGCGGTCAAAGGCTTCCGTGGAGACAAAGTTGCTCGCTTCCGTGGAATCATGGGGCTTTTCGAGCAGCGTAAGATTGTCTTCAACAAGTACCGTCGCTTCGGTCCCCTGACTGATGAGATCGTGAACTTCGGCGTGAGCTCTCACGATGACTGTGTTGATGCTCTCGTCTGGCTCTGCAACGGCTTAATGACGAGAGGCAAGCTGGAGCTTCAGTTCTAAGCTGACAAAGGATAAAGTATTTTGGACTTAAACTTAAAGAATCGTTTCCAATGTCCACCGGCTATTTCAACGTAGAGATTGAGCAGGACGCTTACGGTTCTGCGGTCA